AGTTCTGTCCGTAATAGGTACTGTCGATTGGTACTCCGTTGGCATCTATGCCGGAAGTCCATGGACGGGAAGAGGCCTCTACCCCTTCTTTCATGCAAGTGTTTTCCATGCAATCCTCAATGCGTGGTGTCTTTGCTGCGTCATGTTTATATACGATATCACGGTATGGCGGTTACTATTGGCATATATCGTTGCTGTCACCTATCCTGTTGATACCGTTACACAGCTCTTTTCTTTACCCATTACTCCTACGGTTGGCATATCGGGCTGCCTCTTTTTCCTCTTGGGGTCTATCGCCTTTGAAGTTCGTCGGCGGCTTTATTATCAGGCATGGATGTTTTTCTATCTCATAGTCGGCTTCTTTCTTCCGTACACAAACGCATGGATACACCTTTATTGCTATCTGTGTGGCATAATACTATCACTTCTTAACTATCCGATAAAACGATGCAAAAGGAAGCGATAGCCATATTGAAAGAAAATGATAAACGCAACGCGGAGGTCTATCGGAAATTTGACCCTATCAGCGGTGTTGGCTCTATCGGAAAACGTGTAGAAATACATATTAAAGATTTCCCGTTAGAGCAACAATACTTGCCAATCGAGATGATGAAGATTCCACTTGTCAGACAACTCGTGGAATGTGGCTCTATAAATAAATTTCTCACCGAGAATTTGGAGGTTGAATACAACGAGGACGACCGAATAAAGGTAATAGAGCAATTCGTGCGTCTTAGATGTAAGTTTGATTTCGCTTTTTGGGCGGCACTCTATGTCTATATCAAAAACAAAGGTGGTGGCGATGATGTCTTATTCCGCCTGACACGACCGCAAAGAAGATTTGTGGAAAGGCTCGAAGCACTTCGTAAAGCCGGCAAACCTATTCGTATCGTACTGCTAAAGGCGAGACAGTGGGGTGGCTCTACAACTTCACAGCTGTACATGGCGTGGTTGCAACTCATCCATAAGGTCGGACTTAACTCTCTTATCATTGCACACCAAGGTGCCGGCTCTGACGAAATCAAAGACATGTTCGACCGCATGATTAAGGCATACCCTATCGCCATGCTCTACAAGTTAGGGGAAAGCTATAGTGAGAATGAACCGAAAATGGTGGGAGTGGGACATTCCGGAGCGATACACCGTGTACCACAACGCAACTGCAAAATAAAGATTGGAACGGCTGAACGCCCGGATAGTTGCCGTGGTGGTGATTACAACCTCGTCCACCTTTCCGAGGTGGGACTGTGGAAAACCACCGACGGTAAGAAACCGGAAGACATTGTACGGTCGGCGTGCTCGGGTATTCTATTAAAAGCCTATACTATGATCGTGTATGAAAGCACAGCCAACGGTACAGGTAACTTCTTTCAGCGGGAATACGATGCGGCCAAACGTGGAACTTCGCAGTTTGAGGCGATGTTTGTTGCATGGTTCGATATTGAACAATACTCGTTGCCTTTCTCCAACGATGACGAAAAAGCCGATTTCGCTATATGGCTTTGGAAAAACAGAAAGAACAATAACGCACCTTCTGCTCGCGCAGAGAGCGGTCGGTATCTGTGGTGGCTATGGGAGAAAGGGGCAACGCTCGAAGCTATTAATTGGTATGTTCAAGAGCGGGCAAAATATAATGAGCATGCCCCGATGGCATCTGAATATCCATCGGATGATGTAGAAGCATTCGTCCACTCGGGCGAACGCGTCTTTGATAAATACAAGGTCGATGAGTTTAGGGCTTCTTGCAAACCTCCCAAATTCATCGGTGACGTGTATGCCGATGGCGATGAGGGAAAGGATGCCCTTAAGAATCTGCGTTTTGACGAAGACACGCAAGGGTTATTATGGGTGTGGGATTTGCCCGAGATTGACGAAAAAGAAATCGTAACGAACAGATATTTAACGATTGTCGATATTGGAGGACGCTCTAAAAAGGCGGATTGGTCTGTTATTTTAGTGATTGACCGTTTATTCATGATGGATGGTGGTCGTCCGCATGTCGCTGCACAATGGTATGGGCACATCGACATGGATATATTGGCATGGAAAGCGGCACAGATAGCTGCATTTTATGACAACTCTTTACTCATTATTGAGAGCAATACGCTTGAAACACACGACAAAGAGAGGCAGGTGGATGGCGACTTGTCGCATTTCATCCTCAATCAGATAAAAGATGCATATCCCAATCTCTATGCACGCAAACAGTCCGAAGATGAGATTCGGGAGGGCTTGCCACGTAAATATGGTTTCCATACCAACGTGGCAACAAAGCCGATGATTATATCAACACTCGTCAAAGTCATTCGTGAGCATTTATATATAGAGCGCGATGATAGGTGTCTTGATGAATATCTGTTCTACGAACGGAAACAGAATGGGTCGTATCGGGCAATCACCGGTAAACACGATGACTTACTCATGACGCGCGCCATCGGTCTGCACATCTGCTTCCATGAGATGGAAATACCTAAGGTCGTGATACGCATCAATAGATATACCCCGAGAAAGAAAAAGGCGGTGTCTGCTGCCACAATATAAGTTTAATTTAAATCATAAAAGTATGAATCCGTTTAGAAAATTCAAAGCTTATCTGCGGTATAGAGAAGCAGTGAGAAAAGCCAATGAGGCGTACGAAAAGACAGGAAAGAGGTTTTATGTCGTGCCTGCATCCGGCAAAAGAAAAACGCTCTTAATCATGGATAGGGAAAACTTCCGAAAGCTCAAGCAGAAGAGGTTTATCACACGAAACGCCTATATCAGCGATTTAGAGAACAAGTGCTTCTATGCAACACCATATCGAAACGGGAGCGGAGAGCTCCCAAGATGGAAAATTGCCGTAAAGAAAATGCTGTATTACAAATGGTATGAAGACAATGGGAAAATACAACGTAAAACAAAAGCAGGACATTAATGGAATTGCCACACTTACCAATGACACATTAGCATTGGAGAATATCCGAAAGAATAAAAGGAGAGGTGATAAGTAAAGATAAAGGCGTAAGAATCATCCTACGCCTTTATTCTTATTCCGTCTTCAGAGCATCATGAAGCTGGTTCACAGCTTCCATGTTCGCACCCGCTTGTGCCTGTTGCATTAATTGTGGAGAAACACCCTGCGGTTGCTGACCTTTCCGTATCTGCTCTTTTTGAGATTGCAAACTTTGTAGCAAATCATCGGCAAACGGGAAATCGCCATGTTCTAACAGCTGCTCTACAGTGATGGCTCGCGCCTGCCACAGTTGCATCAATATGTCATTGGCAAGCTGGCGATAGGCAGGTGTGGTTGTACTCTCTGTGATATTCAAGTCAAATTCCACATCCCTGATTTTCTTTGGGTCATATTCTATCTGTGCCCCGCTCTTGCCGGCAATATTGAAGACACGTTTACCATCATAGAACTGCTGTATATTCTTCACATCCTTATAAGCACCATCAACAACAAAGTATGAGAAGCACTCCAGCATGTCAAGCAATGATGTCGTGGCATTCTGAGTTTGCTGGTTGTACAGAGCGGCGCTCGTTCCCGAATAACCGGGCTTACCTTGCAAGGCTCCGTTCACGCCCGATATATCTTCAAAGAACTTCAGCTGTAAATTCAGCAACTCCGTAACACCTATATTGGTAGAGTTATTCGCAACTTGGTGCGGTAACTGACCGGTCTTAGATGGCTTATACACGATAACACCATTAAACTCTGCCCAGCTCTCGGCAATATCTTCCATACTTTTACCATCGGGCAGACAATCCTCGGGCATCAGCAACACGCCTTTCGCGCTCGCGCGCATAATCCAATCATATAGCGTGATGAGCCGATTGGTATATCTCTGTTGGTCTATCACATCGGCGACAAAGGAGTGTATCTCCCCATCAATGAATGGATATGCCTTGAAAACATACGGATGGCTGCCATGTTCAAATGGAGTTTCACCCTCTTTCAATACATCCCCAAACGGTGAAAGATAATAAAAGTACCAATAGTCATCCATGAACCATGTCGCCCTAATGAGGGGTACCTCCTCGGGAGGCATACCCGAGGCCTGTGCCATTTGCATGCGCTGTTCATTGATAAGAGCAACCTCTTTCTGATAGTCCTCTTCGTCAATTTTGTAAATGTCACCATTCAGATAATCATGGCAGCGATAACGCGGCTTTTGCTCTTTGCGCCATACCTCAATCACGCGGCAACGTCCCGGCTCGCTTGTAAACAAGAAATCGTAATTATCAAGCCGACTATAACCAAAACGCTCGGCATAGCTTGCAAGAAATTCTTTCCTTGCCGCCCATTTGTATATCTCACGCAAACGCTGATACTCTTCGGGGCTTGATGCAAACTGCTCGCATAACTGTCCGAAACCCACGTCGTGCACCTCACCCAAGCAGCTCACATCCCAACCTCTGAAATCGCGCATATTGTTGTCAATGAAGAAATTGTTCGGCTGCACATAGTCTGTCCAACAATCCTCTTTACCGTTACGCCAGCCATAACTCTTACGATGCACAATAAAGCCGGAAATCAAAAGTTCCTCCATTGTACGTGCATACACCTCGCTCATGCGATTGAGCTGCATATTGCATTGCAATATGGTAGACATCGTCTCACCCAACTTCTGCTCATCCCTGTCACGCGCAGTGCAAGTCGGCTCTTTAGACTGCGAACGATACACACCCAGAACATTGCGCACAAGCCTGCGGATAAGATTGTTCTTCAGTGGAACACTACCTTGCTGCTTGATATATTCCTCTTCGGTTATCATTTTACCGTCTATACATATCTTATCATCCCACTGCTTACCATAGGTGTACTGTTTGTTGCGCTGTCGGTCTCTTCGGTAATCCTCCATTTGATTCCAATAGTGCTGTGCTTCCATCAGGATGTCAAACGCCCTGCGACCACCGAAACTCCGAGAGCGAAATGCAACAGTATCCATTTCTTCGTTGCCACCATTGGGGGCAATATGGCTCATCGGCAATAGTTTCTCCTTCTTTTTAGTAACTGTCTGCATATTAAATTCATGTTTGATAGTGTAGGCAAAGATAATCAATGCCTACGCTATCTTGAGTTTAACTATTTACGTGTTTCATTCATTTCCTCAATCATCTGTTTTTCCAACTCCGTGAGTTCACTTTCAAGGAACTTACGGTCATCTTCGTTTACGGTTTCTTTGAGTTCCTCATAAAGCCCGTCAATGTCTTTTTGATAGGCCTCGAAAACCTCATACCTTGCATATTCGGGAGAGTTATAAAGGAAGTTTATCTTCTCCGCATAGTCGAAAACACCGTTGTTGGTATCTTCCTCGTAATGCTTCATTCGAGATTTTATCTGATCGTGCTCTTTCTTAACTCGTAAATACTCATTATTGATGGCACGTGCTTCAGTACGTTCATCCCCATTTTTCAGTACCCTGTTAAGTAACAAGAAGCTTTTGGGGTCGTACTCCCGCTGCCCGGCAATCGTCTCTGCACTCTTGGTTAGCTTGTCTATGGTGTTGGACACACCACCAAAATAGCCATTGAGAAGATATTCCACCTTTGCAGGGTTGATGTCAAAAAAACCTTTTGTATAAGCGTCACCACCGGTCTTTTCATTGAGAACCTTTGATAGCCCGACAAGGTATTTATTTGCGCTCTTATATGCTTTTGTCCATTCGGGCATATCCTGATTATAAGGGGTGTCTTTATATAAAGGCATACCCGTCCAGCCCTTATTGCTGTAAACCTCAGCAAAAGGTTTCACGGCGCTTGGGATAAAGGCCTTGATTCCCCCGCCTCCTTCCAGGAAGTCAATGGGCAATACCTGCGTTGCTTGTCCTGCGATGGCCTTACCCAATTCCATATCGTTGAAATGTTCCTTACCGCTCATTGCGCTTACCATCAATTCTCCCATTCCATAAATAGAGCGGTATTCAACAGGTAGAGGAATAGATACCCATTGGTCGCCAACCCTGAATAGAATATTACTCCGGCGAATATACTCGGGTAAATTCCAATAGCTGTTCTTGTCTTCATCGCTATCATCATCCCCCATGCCTATGCAGGCAACCGTAGCGCCGAGCAGGAACATGACAGCCGTAGCAGTAAAGGCTTTTGCGGGATGCCGCTGGAATTGTCTACCAAAGTTGGTCGTTCCCTGTATGGCTGCATTCCAAAAGACAAAGCCGCTACGCCCTCAACCGGAAACGAAAGCGCTGGCGCTACCAAGCTTTGTCTGAGCCGTTGCTCTCATAAACTTGGCACCGCTACCCTTTTTGTTGAAGTTCACGGAAATCTCTTTTGCATCATAGATAGAGCGTTCAACACTCCTCCCCATTTCACGAGAAGTAAGGTAAGCCGCAAATCGTGCGCTATTCTCAACGGCACGGTTATACTCGTCCAGCCTTTCACCAAGCAAGTTGATAGCCCGAGCTATACCGAGTTTACCATTAGCACGTTTCAGCTCTCTGCGAATATCATTCTTATGCCGTTCGATGTCTCGTATGTTCGCATATCCCGTTTCACCACCATTCATCATAAACTGATAGAATGTCTGCTCAAGAGGATTGTTCATATCCAACTCACCTTTTCTATGTTTGGTAAGAAGAATCTTCATCTGCACGGGGTTACATCTTCCTATATTCCGGTGGAAACGAAGAGCATAGTTGGGACGCTCTTTCACCCATACCATGGAGTTCGCATAAAGCATATCTCGAATAAAGTTCGATACCACGAAGTCGGGATTACGGGTGGTATAAAAAGCACTAAGCTGTCTGTTTACCATCTCACCGGCTTTTAGGATAGCACCAATAGCACCTGAGGTGTCATTGTCAGGATTTGTTTGCCCGTTGAGTGCTTGTGCTGCACGAGGATTACCATTGATGGTCAGCACGTAGTCTCTACCATTACGCTTCACAAGTACTTGATGCTGGCGCAAGTCCCTACTCTCTACCACTCGGTATGGTATGTTCACCGCATCTTTCCCGTGTTTGTATTTATCAGGCTCTTGCTCTGCAAGCGTTTTCATTCGTTCCTCGAAATCTGTCATCTTTCGCTCCACATCATCGGCGGTATCGTTTTCATCAATGTTATCCGGGAACACAGGCTTCCATTCATCGGAAACAGGATCGTATTTCAGCCACAAGTCGCTGACGCTTACGAGGTCACTCGGATGGTTGAGTACGAAGTTTAAGAAACGCTGCTTTACAAGCTTATTCCTGTTACCTTGGGTAATGGCACTTTCAGCCATGCTTTGCATATTGGCAAACGGGTCATCAGCTTTCGAGCTTCGTCCCTTTGCTGTTTTGATAGGAGCATTGAACGCGCTCCCTTGATGGCTAAGGTAGGCGTAGGCCTCGCCGCTCGTCTTCTCATCGAAGCCGCGAAGCGGGATATAGTAATCATACATCCCCTTTATTCTCTCATACGTTTCCTTGTTCATCATGCCGCATTCATAACTCTTGGACAGAATGGCCATGGTGGCTGCTTTCGTCTTTGCCCACAACTCACCGGTATCATGCGTAGCCTCATAGCTATTCACCATCTGCTTTGCCTCGGCTTCTGCGTCTGCCACACTGTCCATACCCGTTAAGGCTGTTAGCCCGGCATAGTCACGCTGCCTTGCCTCTGCAATAAAGTCATCAAGCGTTTTTGCACTATTAGGATGTTCCGCGGCATAGGCATTATACGCCTCTTCGGCATCACGGTTAGCCATCACCTCATTACGTTCAAGCCCGTGTTTAGCCATCATGTAATCCGTCAGTTCTGCACGCTCCGCATCATTATTGGCCAACTTTGAAACCTCATCAAGTAAAGGCTTAAATACAAGATGGGCAAAAGCGTCGGCTTCGGCTTTATTCACAGAAGAGAGCCTGTTCTCACCGAGATAGGGATTCTCAAAACCGTCTATCTCATAGACATATTTCTTCTTCCCCTCTGCCTTCATAATAGCATCCATCGCCTCTCGCAGTCCAAGCATGCTGTCTTGCAAGGCCTCTTGCGTTTGGAACATCGCCCTGTTTACACGTTGCTCATAAACCTCACGTGCTTCATGTCGCTCCCTTTCCTCCGGAGCACCATCTCTATACAAATTTTCCTCCTCAATGCTTGGATTTTCAAAATCTTTCACTATCTTTGCAGCAGAAATGAGTTTCCGTCTAACGTCCGCGGAATTGTACTGCGGTTTAGATAGGAGCTCATTTTTCGTTTGTGGCATCCATTTTTCACGAAACTCATCACTCATATAGTCTGCCAAACCGTCATTCACCCAGCCAACGATATTGAGACTGTTGCGGTAATGGACACTGCGGACACTGTTTACGTTTATTCTACCAGCCTTTCGGTTGGTCTCTATAGCCACGACATAGTTTTTCCCTCCTTGTTTAAGTTCCGTCAGTACAACGTTACTGCCAATGTGGGTTGCACTCCTAAAAACGGCCAATGGATTCTGTATCGCTTTTGGCAAATCTTTTACTTCACTTAAATCAAAGGGATGATTTTCTTGCATCGCTTTATCAGACAAACGGCTCGCAACAAGTTCGATGGGTAGATTAGGAATGCCGGCGCTCTGTAACACACGACTTGGTCTCCCCATTTCGTATACATAACCTTTGGGGAGGGTTCCGGATATTTGTCTGTCCAAATCCTCATTAAACCGCCTGTTTACAGTGTCCACATCTTCTTCTGCAACACGACCGACAGATACGTCTTCTTTCGTCTCTGCGTAGTTACCAACCTTTAACTCTTTCTGTTTGGCAATGTCTTCGGCTTCACCCAAAATGCTCCGGTATCTGCCCGGCTCTCTCAGGTTCTCATAACTGCGCCAAAGAATATATCGTAGTTCGTTGTCGCTCAATTCCCCACCTTTCCAATGCTCAAAACCTATGCTGTGCAGCATGTCCAGGAAAAGGCGTTTAATCTTACTCCAGAATGTGTCGGGCATCTTTTCAAAGTTGGTATTCTCCGCAAGACTTGCAAGATACTCTTCTGTTGCCACACGGAAGTCCCATCCCCTTTTCCTCGCAAGCTGTACAATCTCATGACGTATCTGCGGCTCTGCCTGCTGAAATACGTTGTCAAGGAATGTATCGAAATGCTCTCCAAAGAGTTTACGTAAACCATAATGAGCTACCGCCTCATGCAAAAGGGTAGCCTCTACATCCTCAATATCGGTATGGTTGGGGATAACGATGGTTATCTTATCACTGCTTTTAGTATAGAAACCTTTAGCCTTTGCGCGCTTACCCTCTAATCGGGTCGCATCGGTCACCACCTCCACATTATCAAGATGCAAGGCGTCTGCAAGTTCCTGTGCACGCTCCGCCATCTTTTGACGTTCATGCGCAGCAAACTCTTTGCGCTGCTGCTCGGTACGTGCAGATTTACCACGCATCTTTGCAACGGGATCGTTGATAAAACTCAACTCTTCATCGCTTAAACTTCCGTTGCCCCGCCTTAACTTTTCCTCTCCAATGCTTGGATTTTCAAAATCTTTCACTACCTTTGCAGCAGAAAGAAGCTCTGGTTTTTCTGAGGCTTCCGAGATACGTCTCTCGGAGAAGTGCAGATAATTCAGGGCTTTTTCTTTGTTCACATAGGAGAGATAACCTTTGTTTATCCAATCAGCAATATTATTTTCACCTTTACCGAATACAGAAGATACGATATTGAAATCTACATCGACACCATTCTTACCCAGGGTTACGGCGACCATTATGTTTTTCCCTTGTGATTGAAGTTCTGTAAGTATCGTACGATTGCCCTCTTGTCCATAGTTATTGAACACGGCAATAGGATTTGCCACGGCTTTAGGTAAGTCGCGTAATTCTTCCAAAGCAAAACCATGCTTTTTCATCTTCTTGATGACCTTGTTTCCATACAGCTTCATCGGTTTGTTTTCCACACCGGCAGAAAGCAATATATCCGAAGGATTACCCAGCCAAAGCGCAACCTTATCGGCATTCTCCTCCGTCAAGCCTGCCAATTCCTCATTAAACCGCTCATTCACGACATCAATTCCATCATCGTTCCTAAACAAAAGTTCTTCCTTAATTGCTACTTCATTTACAATCTGTTTGCGCTGCTCTTGATTGTCTTTTTCGTAAGTACTCACCTCAATGCCACGGTCTTTTAACTGTTGTATTAATTCCGAATTTGTGTCAGAAGGAACGACAGCGGCCTTAACCTCATCAAAAGATACTGCTCGGTAAGGCTTTGCTTCAAGATAGCGTGTACTTATCTTTTGTATATCCTTGACAATATCCTCTATTTCTTTCGCTACCTCCATGGTCATATCGGGATAAAGGCTGTGAAGATGGCGATATATGCCTTTTGCTGTATGCGATTTAGACACAGCATCTTGCACATTTTCAATAAAGCCCATGGCGTCAGAAAAACTTTTTGATATAGAAGGTATCGTCACCTTTTCAAGACGTTCGGTAATTCGGTCTTTCTCTGCTTGGTAATCCTCTTCCGAAATAGGATTAATGCGCAGTTTGGCTTCATTACGAATATCCTCTATTTCTTTAAGCTCTTTTGCCGATGCGCCGAAAATACTACCTCCAAACAGGCCTGTACCACCTTTCTTTGCTTGCGTTTGCATTGCTTTGATAGCATTGTCAAGAGTTACAGCATCATAAAGGTTCTCCCACTTCCGTCTGTTTCCGGATGGGGTAAACATGTCTTGTTCATTCCGGATACCCTTTTTCTCCACAACACCGGCGAACAGTTTTTCCAGCCATTTCCGGAACTCCTTTTGCTCTATTCTTTCATCAATCTTTTCTTCGGTTGCAGCAATGTCATTCTCTATTTTGTTGTTTCCATTCTCTACATAGTCGATTGCTTTCTGTATAGTGGAGTTAATTCGGGTTTTTGCACGGAAAGGCTTCATGGTGTCAAAGTCAATGTCATAATATTGTCCGAGTAGTTTTTTCATTTCATTCTCCAACGAATCGTAACTTTCATTCTTAAGTCTCTCAAGACCGATGGTCTCAAGGATTTTCTTAAAAAACTTTACGTTTTCATCCGAATACTTCTCTACCTCATGCTGCACAAACTTCTCCACCGCATTGCCTTTTTCATAAAGAAACATTTGCTTAGCGCCGTAATCGTCCTTGAAGTGCTCTACAAGGCCATTCGAGCCTTGTCCATCAATTTTGTTTTCGTAATTGTCAGGATGGAAAAGAACAGGACGAAACAGGGGTAACGAACCGACGTTGTTAGCGCGACGATAAATATCACTCGTTTTCTCACTGTTCAACTTATAACCTACACTCGGGAATGTCGGTGTCCAAGCGTCGCCACTATAAACCTTGTTCCTCTTGTCTGTAGGATTAATGCTGTCTTTCCCAAACAGGAGGGAAATGTTTCCAAACTCTGTATGCCCTATATTGGCTTTAGTTATGGCAATACTTGGCATCGGGAAACCTCCAAGTTCTAATGCCTGCTGCAACTTCTCTTCGGAAAGATTGTGCAAAGCCACAAGGCTTCCGCTTTGCTCTATGGGCTGTTTGACTTGGAGCGCAACTGCATCCTGCTCTTCTTTCGTGTGTTTCGGTTCACCGTCACGGAAAAGGAGGTCAGTGCCTGCGGCTCCATCCTTATTACTTTTATGTTCACCACCTTTCGATTGCAACCAGTCATTGAACCTTACAGCTGCACTGACACTTCTAAAACCTAATGTAGCAGTGTCTCCACGCTCTTTGGCTTTATCCTTATCTTCTACCGTTTTATTATATTCATCAGTAAGGTCTCCCCACTTCTGCCAACCGCTATTGGTCTTATCGTCTATCTCGTCCGAATAATCATATATGGCAATCTGAGACGCCGGGTCGGTTATCTTATCAGGCACAACCGTCAAGACACCTAACTTAGATGGCTTCCCATCAAGCAATAGTGGAACAAACAATTCTTCTGCATCATATCGGTCTGCATCTATTGCAGTGCGCCCTGTTGTATCGGTATTATTTTGGAAGTTTTTCAGTTCCTCAAAATCGAGCTGCTCCGCGTTGGGCTTGTACTCTTCACCATAATAAGCAACCTTGTGTCCGGATGTAATAAGTTTTAGTAGCGCATCGTCAGATTTATCTTTAGGCAAGGTAAGATCTGTTCCGTCAAAGTCAATATCAAGGAGTTCGCTGACAAGCAGTGCATCCTCATCATGGAAGGTAACACTACCGTCACGATGCTGCTCTCCGAGAACCCTGTCAGGATATGCAGAGCGAAGCTTCTGTAATAATAATTCGTTATCAGTACCTTGCTCTGCGGTTGGCTTTGATGATTGCTTCTTCACGGAAGCATACTCCGCAAACGGCTTCGTTTTCCGCTTGCTGCTGTCAATCCATTTCTTAAACTCGTCACGAGTAACCTCGGTGATATTTCCTAAGCCCTGCCATCCCTCTTCATAGTTGGACAGATAGGCTTGCTTCGCGCTCTCTATATCAAAGAAGCCATACATCACCTTATGTTCATCAAACGAGCCGTCTTTGTTTACTTGGTCTACAACAAATACATTGCCCTCTGCGGGGTTATCGGAAAGGAATATATCTATATGGTCTCCGTCCACACTTTCAGTACCACGGATATAGCCGTAGGTATGGTGCATCTCACTGCGCCACTCCTTGCCGTTTTCATCCTTACCGGTGCGCACGCTACCTTTGGGTCGTTCAATGGTGACGTCCATGCCATCTACCTTGATGTGCCCTTTTTTATAGTTTCCTGCCTCTTTCTGTGCTTCGGTGGGGTTGGTATCTACCTTTCCCTCTTCTTTTTTGCGTGTCCGCTTAGCCTTATCTTCCGCAGCCACGCGTTCAGCCATGGCAAATAAATCTTCTCTATTTGATGGATTCTCA